GGGGGGAGCGTGCAGCAATGGCTACTGCTTAATGGTTTGGATACGTCCAAAACGACCCAAGACGGTATCACCGGTTTTAGTGGTGTCAGCCAACACTTTGGCTTTGGCACTCAATGCGGCCAACGAGTTGTCGTTGTTAATCAACGCAAGTGCATCAGTCGGGTTAAAGTTGATTTTGTATAACTCTAACATGATCCATTCGTTCTGCTCGGCGAGGTTGATTCCCTCGTAGCGCAAGAATAGGTTTTTCGGATTGCTTGTTAACATGGCTACGTTTAATACTTCGCCGTAGCTATAAGCTACCGTTTCGGTGTTGTTGGTATGCTCGGTCAAAAACTCCAGCGTGCCAAAGGTTTTATCCACAACAAAGTCGGTATTTTCGGTCATGCCATTGATAGTGACATCGCTTACTTTTACATGCTTAAGCGCAATGCGGTCACCCACTTTGATGTCTTTCGGCAATGACTCACCGGTCACAGTACCGGCTTCAATTTTGCTGTGCTCGCCAAGTAACAACAACGCCAAGTTTTCCGAGCTAAACTCATGAAACTTAAGGGTCAACTCACCGGATTTGCCGGTATTGATTTTGCGCACTTCCAAGCGTTGTCCGGAGTAAGATTCTTTGTGGGTAAATTCTTCCGTGCTTAAGGCTAGATTAGCCTCAGAGATATCGCCTACCCAACGTAAATTTTTTGGTTCGCCGTTTGGCAAACGTTCGGCAAGGTACACACGGCCTTGACCGTAGCTATAAGTTTCAATGTGTGCCATTGTTTGTTTCCTCGCTTGGTGCTTCTTCTGTTCGACGGGTTGTGGCTATTTTGCCGACGCCCATTTTTACGATAAATTCTGCGGAGGATTCGTCTAATTCCAACGCGTCTCCCGCTTGATATTGTTGCCCTGCATGGGTATGCGGAGCGGTTAACATAATTTTAGTTTGTGCCATGGTTACCCTCTGTCATAGCTTGGCATTGGTGCCTTAAAGTACATGCCGTACACCGCCACACCCATGCCGCTTTGCGTGTCAGACCACAGATTTTGCACGCTTAACAGCTCAAATGTGCCGCTTGGCGGTAATCGATAACGGTGTAATCCGGCACTTAATTGCTCAACCAATTGATAGATGCCGACCTCATTTTCACGCTCTCCATCCAGCACATTAGCCACCACATACACCGCCCAACGGGCTTGTACGATGCTTGGGTTTTCACCCGGCATATGACCAAGCCAAGCGGTATAAGCCGCAGGCGGATTGCTCACAATGCGTGTGACCGCCGAGTCATCCCAGTGTCCGGGATGTGATGTCACCTCTTGTAATACATCACCGCAAAGCTCACGGATTCGCGCTTGTAGCGCATCACTGGTTTTCGCAATGTTGCTCATCAGATAAATCCTTTTGCTTTATCACGTGCCCACACGGAGCCCTGTGATTCGATGATGGCCACATTGTCACCCTCTACCGTTTCGCCGTCCTCGCTGATGCCCAGCGAGATAGTACCGTTGGCCACTTTTTCGAGGTAGCGGATACTGTCGTCATAGTCGCGGCGGGCTTGCTCGGTTGCCCGATTTTTTTCCAAAAAATAGCGGGCAATGTAGCAACAGTGGCGCTCTAATACCGCCGGCACGCTTTTTAGCGGCAGGGTATAACGCCCGGCAAGATAGCTATCAATCGTCTGCGAGGCGTCTTCTAGCGCTTCAGTGACTTTGGGGCTGTCTGCGCTTGTGGCAAGCGTTTTAATACTTTGCTCGCCATAGCGTTTAACTAAGCCTTCCGGGGTGGCGTAAAGCATTATTGTCCGTCCTGCTCGGGCTTAATGGCGTCAGCCAATAAGGCAACCAAATCCGCTTTAATGGCATTGCCGGCAAACTGCACATTACGCTCGGTTAATGCGGCCTTTAATTGCTCAACGGTCAGGGTGTTTAAATCGGCTGGTAATGCACCGTCATCCAGGGTCGTTGATGACTTACCGTCCGCACCGTCTTGAGGTATTTGTTTGTTGTCACCTGCTTGATTCGGCGCCATTGGTTCAGGCGTGCCAACAACCAAACGATGGTCGCCTTGTAGCGCCGCGACTTGTTGAGCCGTGAGCGCTTCAAGGGTGCTTTCACCGATTGGTAAAACGCGACCAGCGCGGCAGTAACCGTCTTTAATGCGGTTTTGCACAGTGACTTTAAATAGTTCAGGCATTGCATTTTTATCCTTAAAGAGATTTTAAAAGGGGTTTAAAGTGCGGTTAAACATCACCGCACTTTTTGATGAACGGTTACAGGTAGTCTGCAACAATCAACTCAAGTTTTAGGTTGCGTAATTCGTTGTCCACGGTGGCACCGTCTTCGACGCGGAACGCACGCTCTAATAACTTGGTGGCTTCTTCCTGCAAATCGACCGGTACTACGATGTGGGTTGGTTTAATGCCCAATTTATGGCCACCGTCACCTTCTACTTTGCGCATTGCTTTAATGGCTTTCCACAGGTTTTCGGCGGTGAGCTTGCCTTTGACGGCATGTGCCATCTGCCAAAAGCCGTATCCCACGTTACAACGGGAGTCCACACCATAGCTGTACACGTTGTCCTCATAGACTTTCTGCGCGTTGGCGTCGGTCATTTGAGCCGGTGTCGGGGATTTCCGATTTTGGAAAATAATCGGTTTTAATGCGCGGGAGCAGTCTAACAAGTACCATGCGCCGTCTTCGGTCACACCGGTGCTGTCATCAGTGATATTGCTCACCTGTACCGGGTCGGTGCCATCCGGATTTTTGCCAACCGGGTGGTCGGTGTCAAAAAAGTACTGACCGTCATAGCACGCTGTTTGGAAGCCTGCTTTTAATGCGCCAAACACTAATTCATCCGGTTGTTCACCTGCGGAGCGGCCTAACTCCATGACAAGCGGGGCATAGACGCCGATGTTGTCATCTTCAATGTCGGTGCGGTTGATTTCCACGCCGGATGCCCAGTCTTTGTTGACTACCGCATAACCGTGGGTTTGGATAGCAGTAACTGCACGCTTACCGACCCATTCGGTGAGTTTAGGCATTTGACCGAGCCACGTGTAAGTGTTGCTTTTGGTGGTAGAGTTGACCACGGTGGCGATTTTTGTGTATTGGCTCGGGGCTTTCGCTAAGCCTTCACGAAAGTTTTTACCCAAACCGGTAAAGAGTGCTTTTACAATTTCAGGGGTTACATTAGCCATTATTTAGCTTCCTTTTCTTTGGCAAAATCGTCTTCGCTAATGCCTAACAATTTTGCAACGGTTTTTTCATCGGCGGATAACACTGCCACGCCTTTTTCTTTCGGCGGTTCCAGATTTTCCGTTTGTTGCGCGGATAACACGGCAAGTTTTGGACGCGCATCCAGCATGGCGGATAACGCCGCGACACCTTGCTGTTTGCCAAAGCCGGTTAAATAGTCCACTTCGGTTTCCATCACGCGGCCTTCGTTTTTAGCCTTGGCAATGACGCTCGCCACATCGGTTTCGTTGGTTTTGGCGGATAACACGGCAAGTTGTTGCACGGTGGCGTCATACGTTGCTTTCGGCACATATTTGCTCAAATCCACATCGTTGATTTTGGCGCTTAATGTGGCGACCTGCGTTTCGGCTGTCGCTTTGGCAGCGGCAATGCCGTCAAAAGCAGAGAGTGCGGTTTGTGCTTGCTCTTCGGTGAGTTCCGCGTTGTCTTCCACGGTCACACCCAGTTTGCCAAGCAACTGTTTTAACAATGGATTCATTGTTGCTTTCTCCTTGGGGTTGGGTTGATTAAATTGGGCTGACAGCACCGCCAACCGACGCATACCGGTGACTCCTGGGTCGTTGGTTAGCGCTGCCATTCTGAGTTCGATGGGTTCGCCGCGGTCGTCATAGCTAAACACCGCACTTAAAAAGGCAAACTCGCCGTTTTTAATGTGATCATAGGCTTTGGGTGTCCAGCGTGGTTTAATCCACAAGCCTTGACGCTCATCATCGTCAAACCACTTGATTTCATCTGCATTAAACCACCCGGCGGCAAGTACCGCACCGGCACCTTCGCCTTTTTTAGCCTTTAAGATGCTTTCGTGTTCATAGTCCACTAGGGCATCTTGTTTAAGTGCGCGCAGACGATCAATTAAACGGGTGGCAATGTGCTCATCGATATACCAATGCGGCACATCATGAGGGGAGCCGTCGCGAGATCTAAATTCGCCTTTAGGCAAAAGCTGTTGCCAGCCGTCTGCCGAGGTTTGGTTGATTTGCGCCGTTAAGACGGCAATAGGGTGGTTTGTCGTTTTCATGGCGCAATCATGCGCCAATTTGAGGGGTTGGTGGGTTTATTGCGGCTCGCAATAATTAATGATGTTTTACTTTGGTTTTTTGATTTGTGATTAAGGCTGGATTTGTTGTTGCGTTTAAGAGGGGTTTAAATGCGTTTAAGTGCGTTTAAAAAATTAAGTTGGTATGATTTATCGTCTTAATCTTTTTATTCGCTCCATGCGCCTCTTATTGCGTTTTTCAAAACATCCTTGATTTCTTCTACGCCGTCCTCAGATACGCCCAAAAATGGACGCGCCGACATTTTCTTCGTGCCGAGCTGATGATAGATACCATAAGACTCCGATACACCTACGGCGGCAAAGTCGTCTCCATAGTCGATATTAAGACTATCGATAAGCTGACCGGTGCGGTGCAACATCTTACCATCATACCCCTTCGCAAAACGACTTTTTTTATAGACAGGATCAAGGTCTTCCCATTTTTTGCCATCAGGAGATTGTTCGGTCTCAAATGCCTCTTCGGCATCTGCGCGCAATACGTTGGCCATTTTGCGGGTCATGCCATCGGACTTGCCGATCTGTACCAATTTGGCAAATGCGCCTTGCACAATGCGCATGTCTTTTTCGTCAAAACTGATGTCGAGTTCCACTTGACATACTCCTTTAAAGGGGGTTTAATCTAGTTATCTTAAGCACCGGGTGGCGAAATGGTAACGCGGTAGGGTTGCAAAGCCCTATATACTGTAGGTTCAAGTCCTGCCCCGGCGCTTAAGTTATTTAAGGTTTTCCTTTCAATACTATATACACCCCACCTTTTATTGCCCCTAATACATCGCCAAAGTTTTCGACTTTATAAGCATTGATAATGGCATCGACTTTCTCGTTAGGTTTTAATCTTCTCGGATTAAAGTCAGTAGTGACGACCACTTTAATACTTCGGTCAGCATTAAAATAAATTAGATTGTTATGCCCTTCACCTTTATCAAAAACAACCAAATCCTCATCAGCAATAATTCGGGACAGCGAGCTATAGTCTTCTTCGCTTAATCCGACACCGCCTTTACGATGTTTAACGCTATTAGCATGAGATAGGTTTTTCTCGGTCATGACAAGTAACCGCTGGCTTGTTACTTGTCCTGTAATTTGCGCAACCCCATCGGCTACAGTTTCTGACACAATGCCGGCACTAATATATCGGTCGCTCGCGCCTTGTTTTGCAAAATTAGCTTTAACCCAATTTGCAAACGCCTTATGCCGCACTTCACTGTTGTTAATCGCCTGTATTGTTTGGCTGCGTAAATCGCGGTTTTTTGCATCTAAGATTTTACGGATTAAAACGATATCATTTCCTACCGCACTTTTGCCGACATTATTGCTCCAGCCGGCGTCCGTGGTAATGGTGCCTTTATCCGTGGTTAGGCTATACACCTTGGCGTGGGTTTCTTCGCCGGTGGCCTTATCGACACCCGCAAGCGCCCAATCCTGTTTAATTCTGCCGCCTGATTGGCTTACCTCAAGCCCCATTTTGTCTAACCGTCTTTGGCTTAACGCACGCACCCGGCAACGACAATTCCAACCATTAGGCGGATACATCACATCCCAAATTGGGTCGTCATAGCGATATACCTTCTCGTGCAAGGCTAAATGACTTGCCCGAGTGCGGCTATCTTTGATCGCCAAATATTGCCAATAGGGCTGTTCATCGGCATTGGCCATTTGCTCGGCATAGCGCGCAGCATGGTAAGCAGTAATTTTATTGGTGCGCAAAATCGTTTGTAAACGGCGCGGACTACCAAGCTGTATCGTCTGCTCCGTGCCATTGGTATTAGACACTTTCACTTTGCCCCACCATCCCAACGCCTCCAGTTTGGGGCGCAAATTGTTGATATATTCGCGCTCCGGGATACCTTTTTCAATAGCCTCCACGGTGGCTGTACGGATAGTCTCTAAAATATCCATGCGGGTGACTTTTGCCACCGTAAAGGCGCGGGCATGAGCGTCCTCAAGAGCTTCCTGCCAATTCCAGGTGATGGCATATCCCTTGGCCTTGAGGTAATCCACGGCAAGCTTAGGCTCCATGCTCAACAGCGCACGCATATTTAGATTAGCGGTTGGCATTGAGACGTCCTATTAAGTCGCTGACAAAGAGGGCGCGAGTGAGCATTTGCTCTAACGCCTCATCGTCCAAATCTTGATAGAGTTCGGCAAGCCGGGTTTGTGCGTATTCATAGCCGCCTGTACGGATAGCTTCCACAATCGGTTTTAACATCGGATCAATCACCGACTCATATTCTTCCGCCGTAGGCTCCAGCTCGTCAATTAAGTCGTCAGGATCACGGTGTAAAGCATTTATCGTCAGCGGTGATCCCGCACTTAATACCGCACTTTTCGGTGGTTCAGCAGGCTCTGTTTGTGTCGTACCACGACTTAACACCGCTTCACCGTCAGCGGCAACCGGGATTTGCATTTTATCGTGCGCCCACTGGGCAGGGATTCTAAAGCCGATGTCAACCAGTCTGCCTAATCCCTCACCAAAGCTATTAATATCCTCGCTTTCGGCGGTGTCAAACTCAAAACGCGGAATGCGGCGCGCATCGTTAAATGACTTACAATTTAGCGCATAAAGCGGATACACCAAGTCACGGGTCAGTGTTGCGGCTAAGCGTTTTAAGTCGGCATCACGCAATTCTTGGCGCACCTCATTGTGGACATTGCCAAGGGCATTGGTCGAGGTCTTGCCATCGGATTGCGAGGTGAGCGTCCCGCCTAAAATCGCCTTAGACATGGATTTTTCCGCCCACTCAATCATTGCCATAAATTCTGTCGCATTGCCCTCAGCGGCTTTTTCAAACTCAATTTCCATGCCGCGCGGAATAATCCCACCGGCGTTATGACCAATGCTCATTACGGCGCGTAACAGGGTATTTTTCTCCGTGTTGGTTGCCCCCTCGGGGTATTTACCCAAGCGGAGGGGTAAGCCGTAAATCTCCAAAAACTCGGCAAAGTCGCGGGCGGAGTAGTTGCGGTAAATAAACGGCCAAACCAAGGTGCGTACAAGCCCGATGCGTGACAGATAACCGGTTTTTGCCTTGGCGATGTGCGTAACCCAACCGAACTTAGCCAGCTCTACGCCATCCGCTGTGCCGTCACGCAGCCGTAGTGTGTTACGTTCTTGCTGTGGCGTCATAAACCAAGCCGGGTCTCGCCAGTGTACGTTACGGATGAGTTTCAAGCCGCCGACAAGGCCTTGCTCCCACTCAATCTCTTGGCAGCTAAATCCCTTGAGGATAGCGTCCGTTGCGTCAAAAATACAATCATCCAGCCATGTTGCATCACGCAAGATTTCCTCAATCATTTGCGCATCGCGTTGTTCTGCCGCACTCGCATTAGGTGGTGGGGTAATTTGCCAGTCCATTGTCAAAATAGCATTACGGCGCTTGCCAAGCTCCGATTGCAAGTGCGAGTCCTTTTCTTCCATATCTTCGGCTAATTCACACTGACCGATTAAATCGCCCATTTCGGCGGCACGTAATAACGTTGCCGCTTTGGATGGGCTGAGACCGCTTGCCGGGTGCTCGCTGTAATGATGTTGCAACAATGCCAAACGACTGTCATTTTCCGTTTGTTGGTCATCATCAAAATCAAACGGATTGCCGTGGATATCTAAAATCTTGCTTTGCATAAATTATCCTTAAAAATTGTCCCAGTCGGAGTTAAATGCGGCATTTAAATCATCTTGCTCGCTGCTGGAGTAGTCAAAACTGCGCACCTGCGGCGTATCAGGGTGTTTGTCTGTTATTGGGGTAAACTCAATTTCGCCGCCTGTCATATAACTTGCTCGCACCGCCATACAATACGACACTGCGCTGTCGCCGTGGCGTTTTCCACTTTTGCCCTGGTTGCGGGTGCGGTCGATTTTAGGCACACCGTTAATCACTACGATGTGTCCTTGGTCTAAGATGATTTCCTCATCCTGTGGGATTTGGATCAGTCCGCTCTCATAGAGGGCTTTGTATTTCGGCATCCACTCTCGATACCATTTATCGTTTAACTGCACCGTCTCGACCATGCTTGCGCCATAACGCAATAACACGGATTCCGCCAAATATCCGCCGTTTCCGGTGGCGTCAAATGCCGACCCGATAAAGCGAGGGATATGCTTTAACACAAAAAAGACGATCTGCTTTTGTTGCTCATACGGGCAATTACGCACCTCAAGGGTAATCTCCATGTGGCGTGCCGTAGTCGGTTGCACGGCACAGACGCTAAAAATACTCAAGTCACCGCTGCGCGCAAAGTCACACCCAAACGAGTGGCGCATATCTTTATCTAACGCCTCCAAGTGAGGTAAAACGTCTTTGATTAGCCATTCATTGACTAACGTAATGCGCTCCATTTCGCTGTAGTCGATAAATTGATTGTCGCACTCAAAGGTGAGTTTAATTTTGTCCGGGTTGGTCGCACGATCAACCAGTGGGCGTGGGATATAACCGCCGGAGCTTTTCTTCGGTACGCAGTAATATTCTTCCAGTGCGTCTTCTTCTGTGGCAGTTTCGCGCAATAAGCCGCGTTTCCAGGCATCTTCTTTTTCCGGTGACCACTCTTGCTTGCTCACCTGGCAAATGCGCTGATAAAGCCCCTCTTTGCACGCATCATCTAGTGTAATGGTATGGATGGAGTAGCTTTTGCGACCGGCACGACTGTCTTGGATGAGTTGATTAAACAGGTTATCTACACCGTTATGGGTTGAGATCAACCGCACTTTTGCGCCCCACATGGTAAGCGCAAGCGCCGCTTTCAGAACTTCCGCTAGTTTTTCGTGGAATGCCGCTTCATCGATGCAAACCACCCCTTGCATACCACGCAAGTTTTTAGGATTGGATGAGAGTGCTTTAATCTTAAAGCCGGAGGCAAAGTAGATGACGTAGGTTAAAATGTCCTTGTCTTCGTCGTCAAAAATCTCTTCTTGGATTTGCCCGGCCGCTTGGTTAAAGTTTTCCGCCCACATGGCCGCCGCGTCAATAA